GTAATGTTGAAGTGACAATGATATGAAAATCCACACAGCTAAAGTGACAGAAATTTGTGAGAATGGTGATGCGATTGTTGAATTGCCTGATGAGTTGGTTAAAGAACTTAATTGGCAAATCGGTGACACGCTTGACTATCAGATGAAAGATGGAGCTGTTTTTATAAAGAACCTTAGTAAGGAAAAAAGAGATGCTAGTGCTACCTGATAATATGATAGGTAAACCTGTAGGTTTTACCTGTTCGACTTTTGATTTACTTCATGCTGGGCATATTCTAATGCTTGCTGAGTGTAAAACAATCTGTGACTATTTGATTGTAGGTGTTCAAAGTGACCCAACAATCGATAGACCAGATACAAAAAACAAACCTGTTCAATCAGTTGTTGAAAGATATGTTCAACTCTCTGCGGTTAAATTTGTAGACCAAATTATCGTGTATGATACAGAGAAAGACCTTGAAGATATTTTAATGTTCTTACCACTTAGTGTTCGCATCATTGGTGAAGAGTATAAAGATAAAGAATTTACAGGTAAACAAATTTGTGAAGACCGTGGTATCAAAATTTGGTACAACTCTCGCAATCATCGGTTCAGTTCTTCCGAGTTAAGAAATAGGACTTATCAGTCTGAATTGAGAAAGAAAGGCTAATCATGTCTAACATGGCACTTGATGTTAAAGTTTTTATTGATGCTTGTGACCAACGACCATCACCAGACAATGTTCATTTGTATCGCACTTTAATCGCTGAAGAGTATGATGAATTTTGTCAAGCATTAATTATGCGAGATGATGTTGAACAACTTGACGCTTGTATGGATATGATTTGGGTAATTCTTGGTTACTGTTACATGAAAAACTTTCAAGTGTATGGTGCTTGGGAAGAAGTTGCCAAATCTAATCTATCAAAGATTGATAAGAAAACAGGCAAAGTTCTTAAAAGAGAAGACGGTAAGGTAATGAAACCTGAGGGATGGAAACCACCTGACTTAGGCAGTTATGCTAACAAAAAGCTTGCACTCTAACATATTCTATGTTATAATGTATAAAGTAAGTTAATTTAAATAAAGAGGTATAGTAATGAACATTCGTGAATTGGCAAAAAAACTCGCAGTAGAATACAAGTTGCCTAGAGCAGATAGGTATGATTTGTATTTGCGGGAATTTGACAACATGGTTGAGGTTCTTGGTTGGGTACAAGACCCATCCGCAGACATGAACGACTATCGTGGAAGGGAAATGCTTTTTCCCAAACGATGGGTAACTATTGGCGTATTGCCTGCTGGAACACCTGTCAATGTATAGAGTGTGTTACTACATGAACGGCACATCAGCTGTATCATTCAAAGAGTTTGATACACTTACTGATGCTGTAGATTTTTCAAATAAACAACCTATTAATTCAGTATTGGAAATTAAATTATATGACAACGAAGCTCGTAACCTTCAAAACGAATCATACGATTCTCGCCGGAGTTGATTGCACAAATGATACAGAAATTGTTATCACTAAGCCGGTTCAAGTGATAGTACAACCAACTAAAGATGGTCCGATGATGGGTTTCGCCCCATTCTTAGATTTTGCTGAAGAGTTTACTACAGGTATTAAAATAAGCATGGATAATGTATTATGCATTACTACACCAAGTAGAGACCTTGAAAATCAATATAACAAAATGTTCGGTAGTGGCATCGAAATTGCCTCTTCTATTCCAAAACTATGATACAATATATGAATGAGTAAATACTACACAAATGTTGCCTGTATTGGCAACAACATATTATATCGTGGTGTTAAAGAAGGCAGGCGTGTAAAGTTAAAAGTAGCTTACACGCCTACTTTGTTTTTGCCATCTAAAAAAGAAACTGCCTACAAATCGCTTGAGGGAGATTTTCTCGAGCCGATGAAATTCGAATCCGTCAGAGAAGCAAGAGACTTCATTAAAAGATATGATGAAGTAACTAACTTTAAAATCTTTGGCAATTCTTCTTATCAATATGCCTTCATTGCAGATGAACAAAAAGGCATGGTCGATTGGAAGATGGAAGACTTGTCTATTGCGATACTTGATATCGAAGTCGGTTCAGAGAATGGATTTCCTGATCCATATCTTGCGAATGAACCAATCACAGCGATTGCAATTAAGTATATCAATGGTGCAATGACTGTATTTGCATGTGGTGATTACAAAGTGCAAGGCGATGAAGTCTATATCAAGTGTGATGATGAATACAATCTTTGCAAGAAGTTTCTAAGATTTTGGGAAGAGAATTGTCCTGATGCAATATCAGGTTGGAATATTAAGTTCTTTGATATTCCATATATCGTAAATCGATTCAACAAAATTCTTGGTGAAGACGAAACAAAAAAACTATCACCATGGGGTTATATCAACAGTCGCAAAACTGTAATGAACAACCGTGAGTTGGTCGCATATGATTTTGTCGGTGTATCTACATTAGATTACATTGAGTTATACAGATGGTATGCGCCAGGTGGTAAGTCACAAGAATCATATTCACTAAACAATATTTGTAATGTTGAACTCGGTGAGAGTAAAATCTCCTATGAAGAGTTTGATAATCTACATCAACTGTATAAATTGAATCATCAAAAGTTTATTGAATACAACATTAAAGATGTGGAGTTGGTTCTTAAACTTGAACAGAAATTAAAACTGATTGAGTTGGGTCTTACTCTTGCGTATGATACTAAAACAAACTATGAAGATATCTTTGCACAAACAAGAATGTGGGATTCTCTAATCTACAATTATTTGTTTGAAAGAAATATTATTGTTCCACCAAAGAGTAACAATAGTAAATCATCTGCGTTTGAAGGTGCATATGTGAAAGAAGTGCAAGTTGGCAAACACGATTGGGTCGCTTCGTTTGACTTGAACAGTTTGTATCCACACTTGATGATGCAGTATAATATTTCACCAGAAACTCTGATTGAAGTAAGTGATTATGACAAAGAGATGCGAGATGTTATCTCTAAAGGCGTTTCTGTTGATAAGATGATTGAACAGAATGTTGATACATCAAAATTAACTGGTGTTACAATCACACCGAATGGTCAATTCTTCCGTACTGACAAACAAGGTTTCTTGCCTAAGATGTTGGAAGAAATGTATGTTGACAGAAGTAAATTCAAAAAACTAATGTTGAAAGCAAAACAAGAGTATGAGAATGAAAAAGATGAGTCTAAGAAAAATGAGATTAATAACCGAATTGCAAGATATGATAATCTGCAACTCGCAAAGAAAGTTTCATTAAACTCCGCATATGGTGCTTTAGGTTCACAATATTTCCGTTTCTATGATTTGAGAATGGCACTTGCAGTTACACTTGCAGGTCAATTGTCTATTCGTTGGATTGAAAAACATCTCAATTCTTATATGAATAACCTATTGAAAACGGAAGAAGATTATGTTATCGCCTCAGATACAGATTCGATTTATCTTAAACTTGGTCCACTTGTTGATAAAGTGCATAAAGACAAGACAGATATTAATAAAATTATCGCCTTCATGGACCGTGTATGTGAAGATAAGATTCAACCATCTATTGATGAGAGCTACGAGAATCTTGCTAACTATGTTCATGCGTTTGCCCAAAAAATGCAAATGAAGAGAGAAGCATTGGCAGATAAAGGTATTTGGACTGCGAAGAAAAGATACATTCTGAATGTGTATAACAACGAAGGTGTTGCATACAATGAACCTCATATGAAAGTTATGGGTCTTGAAATGGTGAAGTCATCTACTCCATCTGCTATCCGTGAGAAGATGAAACAATCAATTAAGATTATGATGCAAGGAACTGAGAATGATATCCATGAATTCATTGCAGAGTTTAAAACAAACTTTAAGAAACTTCCTGTTGAAGACATTTCTTTTCCAAGAGGTTTGAATGGTCTAAAAGATTATGCTGATTCTGTTATCATGTATAAGAAAGGCACACCTATTCATGTTAAGGGTGCAATTCTTTACAATCACCATCTTGTGAAAATGGGTCTTGATAAGAAATATCCAAAGATACAAGAGGGTGAGAAAGTTAAGTTTACTTACATCAAACAACCTAATCCTTTTAAAGATATGGTGATTAGTTATCCTGGCAGATTGCCTGTTGAGTTTGGTCTACAACAATATATTGATTATGATTTACAGTTTGACAAAGCATTTATCGAACCAATTAAAGTTGTGCTAGATTGTATGGGTTGGTCTACTGAGAAACGAAATAGTCTGGAGAGTTTCTTTGGCTGATATTCGCATCATTAGAACTGGCATCAATGTTTCAAAGATTAAATCTCAATTAGAAAAATATAAAGATGATTGGGGTAATCAAAAGACAATGATGGGTGCAGAGCAAATCGATCCTGATTTTCATAGGATTGAAGCTGGTGTGTTACAGTTAGTAATGGGTGCAATATCTAAAGCTGGTGAAATGGTTTATAATACTGAAATTTGTATTAAAACTCCTTCTTACGATAAGCACACCGAGATAGTTAAGTTTATGAAGAGACATTTTCATGCACACTCTCGGTGTGGTTTCTTATCTCTACCTGTTGGTGAAATTGTTGGAAGTCATATCGACCAAGGAACTTATTATAAAACAAAAGACCGATATCATTTGTCTATACAAGGACGATATAAGTATCATTGTGGTGATGATGAAGTGATTGTTGAACCAGGAACTCTATTATGGTTTGACAATAAGAAACCACATGGTGCAGAGAATGTAGGTGATGAATTACGAATAACATTTGTTTTTGATGTACCACATAACAAGAGGAATCCATGATACAAGTTTTTTTTCCATTCGTCACAGCGATTGGTTTGTCAGCCGTTGCGGCCTATTATTCAGTAATAGGTCTTGCA